AAAAAGTTGGGGCGAGAGATTAGGATTAGGTAAATTAGAATACAAAGACTTTGATTCTTTTGATAAGGATATGTTGGAGTATTGTGTTAATGATGTAGAGATCACTCATAAAACCTATGAGTATCTAGTAGGTACAGAGAAGAGAGATTTCTCTGATAAATCAATAGCTTTAGAGCATAAGATAAGGTATGTTATTAACAAGCAACAAGAGCATGGCTTCTATCTTAATACAGAAAAAGCTCATAAGTTAATGATGGAGATACAGAATAAAGCACAAGACATAGAAGATAATCTACTAAGAAAAGTTTCTTTAAGAACAAAGTTTATTAAGGAAGTTAAACCTAAAATAAAGAAGGATGGTACACGATCCAACGTAGGGCTAAAGAAATATAATAGCGAGGATATTGTTGGTCCCTTCTCTGCATTTGAGTATGAGAAATTTAATCTTGCATCACCAAAGCAGATCATTGAGAGGCTAAATGAATATGGATGGAAGCCTGTAGAGTTTACACCTAAAGGCTCTCCCAAGATTAGTGAGAAGAATCTACAAACAATATCACCATCTGCACCAGAAGAGGTTAAGCGGCTGGCTGAATGGAAGATGCTCAAGACTAGAGCCAAGACCATAGAAAGCTGGTTGGATGTAGTCGATAAAGATAGTAGAGTACATGGCAGAGTGTTGACTATGGGTGCTGTAACGGGGCGCATGGTACATGCAGAACCTAACATGGCTAACATAGTAGCCAGTAACAAGCCCTATGGGGCTGAATGCAGAGCTTGCTGGACTGTACCTAGTAATGATTATGTTCTGGTAGGTATGGATGCCAAGGGGTTAGAGCTAAGAATGCTGGCAAACTACATGAAGGATAAGAAATATATTCATGAGGTGCTGGAAGGTGATCCTCATACCTACAATCAGAAGTTAGCTGAACTTCCAACAAGAGCAGCAGCTAAGACTTTTATCTATGCCATGATCTATGGTGCTGGCGATCAGAAGATAGGCTCTATCGTCAACGGTACATCAACTGATGGTAGGAACATGAGACAGAGGTTTCTATCTAACCTTCCTAAGTTGGATACACTTATTGAAAGTGTTCAAGCATACTCTGAACGAGGGTATATAAGGGGTATAGATGGTAGAAGAATAGTAATTCGTAGACCCTATGCTGCTCTTAATACTTTACTACAGGGTGGTGGTGCTGTATGCTGTAAGCAATGGTCTATCTTCCTTGATGAAGAGATAGAGAAGAGGAAACTAAAGGCATATCTTGTGAATACAATTCATGATGAACAACAGTATGAAGTTCACAAGGATCATGCAGAAGAACTTGTTGACATAGCTGATTCATGTATGTTAAAGGTATCTGATTACTTTGATATGCAGATACCTTTGAATGCTGATGCAAAGATAGGTGGTACATGGCAAGAAACTCATTAGGAAAAACTAAACGATTCAACCGTGAGTTGTATAATAGAACTGACGGTCTTGCTAAAGAAGCTATACAAAAATATTTAAAGAAAAATAATCATGAAATTATTACAACAAAAGAAAATTACTCCTGTGATATAGAAAGTCTTTCAGAAGATGGTACTCTATGTTTTTCTGAAGCAGAAATAAAGTTTTCTTGGACAGAAGAATGGCCTGAAACATGGGAAGATGTAAGAATACCATATAGAAAACAAAAGCTACTTGACAAAATAGAAAAAGACCTTACATTCTATGTGCTCAGAGCAGATTGTAAAGAAGCTTGGGCAATACCTGATACTGTTATGAAAGAACATGCAACAGTAGTTGAGGTTCCTAATAGGTATGTTCCTAAAGGAGAGAAGTTCTTCTCTATACCTATTAATCATATACATATAATAACTATTTAATAAGGAGGTTACTATGGAAGAATTTGAAAACATGGATGAAGAGGCTTTGCGCTTGGCTATTGATGAGATGACTGCTGAACTATCTCAAGCCAAGAAAGTTTACCGTGAGAAAAGACTTGCTGGTGTTAAGCTAGCAGTAGAGGCTAGGAAACAGGCTGATGAAGATTTATCAGAGGAACTTCGTAAGCTTGGAGTACCTTACAGATCAAGGGATATGTTAGGTTCAAGAACAAGCTTGACATATCGTTTGTAGCGTAGTATAGTGGTATATTCATTCAACATAAGGAGATAAACATGATGGCTGCACAGAAAGAAACTGCGATAATTGATGGCAAAGCTTATTGGAGTAAACTTGACCGCAAGGATGAGTTTTCCGATAAGTACCAGATGGACATTGGTGATCTTTCTGACAAGAGTAGAGAGCTACTGACTTCCAATGGTGTTCGCTTCAAGAACAAGAATGATGATAGGGGTGAGTTTGTTACTGCCCGTACTCGTTATAATGTTCCTGTTATGAACTCCGATAAGGAACCAATGGACTCAAGTACACTCATTGGTAATGGAAGTGAAGTAAGAGTCAAGGTTGCTTTCAATAAGAACCATGCTTTTGTTGACAAGTACGGTACATCACTGTACCTTAACAAAGTACAGGTCATTGACCTAGTAGAGTATGGCAAGAACGACGACGACGACTTTTAAGTAGCGTTAGTAAGGGCTTGTGATGGGCGATAGTAGTTTCGGAAATGCTCGTATGATCAAGGAGCATAGTGGGCGAGGGAGAGGGCAGCTATGCACATATCTACTTTAATTTCTGACATATATGAAAGAGTAGAGTCCAACAAGAAAGTCTCTAAGGAAAACTTAGAGGCTTTTTTGGAAGGGCTTTCTGATGTCGTGGTTAAACAACTAGAAGAAAAAAGGAATACATCTCATGAGAAAAATATACGGATGTCTTCAATCGGTAAGCCAGATCGTAAAATCTGGATGGAACTTAATGGGCCAGATGTTAAGCGATCTTATACAGGAGGAACTCTCATTAAGTTTCTCTATGGCTCTATTATCGAAGAACTGGTTATCTTCCTTGCGAAAGAAGCTGGTCATTCAGTACAGGAACTTCAAAAGCAATGCCAGCTTGAAGGAATAAAGGGTCATATAGATTGTAAAATTGATGGCGAGGTTGTTGATATTAAATCAGCCAGTGATTTTGCTTTCAGAAAATTCAAGACAGGTACTATAGAGAATGATGATCCTTTTGGTTACATAGGACAGATCAGTGCCTATGCAGAGGCGGAGGGACAGGACACAGGCTATCTCCTAGCTATGAACAAGGTGACGGGAGAACTAGCTCTACTGGAGCTTGATGACTTCTCCTTGATCAATGCAACCAAGCGTATAAAGCACGTTAAGAAACTTGCTAAGAGTGAGGAGATGCCTGATCTGTGTTACCAACCACAACCAGAGGGTAAGTCAGGAAATATGAAACTGGCAAGAGATTGTACCTACTGTCCTTACAAATGGACTTGCTTTCCTGATATGAGAGTGTTTAGATATGGAGATGGATTGAGATACCTCACAACAGTAGAGAAGGAACCTACAGTTCAGGATGTAACAGAGAGTATGAAAGGATAGCTATGCTGTACGAAGTTGCAGTAACTCAGTGTAATATATTTAATATTGATAGCGAAGATAAGGATGTAAAAGATTATATAAAGAAAGGGAATACTCTAAAAGAGTACGTTACAGAGAATTGTATGTGGGAGGAAACTCTAGGTACATATTATTTTGAAATTGATATTGAAGAGGTAAAATAATATGTCGGACTTTATACGACATGAAGCATGTCCAGTATGCGGAAGTAGCAACAACGTAGGAGTATACCCAAACGGAAATAAAAAATGTTTTACAGATGGTTGTACATTTTATATACCTCCTAATTCAAACTATGACGAGGAAGAACATATGGAAGTTTCTGTTACTACAAAACAGATAAGCACAGGGACCATCAAGGCTATCCCTGATAGAAAGATCGAAGAAGATACCTGTAGGCGGTACGGAGCTATGCTTAACGGAACAAAGCACTTCTATCCGTACTACAGTAAAGAAGGAGAACATATAGCTAACAAGGTTAGAAACACCGAGAACAAGACCTTCTTCTCGGAAGGTAATATCAAAGGTGCCATGTTGTTTGGGCAGAAAGCCTTTCAAGAAGGTGGTAAGTATATTACTATATGCGAGGGTGAGATAGATGCCATGTCTGCCTATCAACTCATGGGTAGCAAGTGGCCTGTAGTATCTATTCGTAATGGTGCAGCGGCTGCTGCTAAAGATATTACGGATAACTATGACTTCCTCACGTCCTTTAATGAGATTGTAATATGCTTTGACAACGATGATGCTGGCCGTAAAGCATCTGCCAGAGTAGCAGAGATGTTATCACCAAAGGCAAAGGTAATGTCGCTTCAGTATAAGGATGCGAATGAGTATCTTACTAAGAATAAAAAGAACCTATTCGTACAGGATTGGTGGGCTGCTAAGACCTACACACCAGAGGGTATCATATCTGGTAATGAAATGTGGGATACGATTACTGAAGGAGCGGCAGAAGCTGCTATTAACTATCCCTATCAGGGACTACAGGATTTAACCTATGGCATACGCATGGGAGAGCTTGTGACTGTTACAGCAGGTTCTGGTCTAGGTAAGTCTCAGTTTCTACGAGAGCTTATCTACCATGTCTTTAAGAATACCAATGACAATATTGGTATGATGTTCATGGAGGAGTCGGTAAAGAGAAGTGGCCTTGCCTTCATGAGTCTTGAGGCTAACAAGTGCTTACATCTTCCATCAGAGTTCTCATCTGTGAGT